GGCATTATCGGGACGTGAAGCGCGCAATTGGATGCGTCCTGGTCTTCTGAGTATGGCGACAGAACGTCCGCTGGAATATCCAGCGGGCGTTTTCCATTTCAACAGGGTATCATGCCCAATATCTGGGATTAGGGAAACTTCCCGTTTATGAAAGACTCAACCATAAAATGGCCTGCGGATCAGGTAACCAGGCGCAAGGTCGCTGATCTTATTCCATACGCCAGAAATAGTCGAACCCACTCCGACGCACAGATCGAGCAACTGGTCGCGGCAATCCATGAATGGGGCTGGACAACGCCGGTTTTGATCGATGGCAAGGGGGGGATAATCTCCGGGCATGGGCGAGTGATGGCNGCAAAGCGTCTCGGAATAATCGAGGTGCCGTGTGTGGTAGCTGATGGCTGGACGGAGGCACAACAGAGAGCCTATGTTATCGCCGACAACAAGCTGACAGAAAACGGAGGCTGGGATACACAGACGCTGGCTGCGGAGTTCTCAGACTTGGGGGCAGTTGGGTTCGACTTGGGATTGACGGGGTTTGATGACGACGCAATATCTGCGCTTGATATTGGCGAGCCGGAGATTGCGGAGCGCACGGTAGCGTTGCGGCCTATTATGATGACCCATGTTTTAATCAGCTATCCGACGAGCGAAAGCCCCCAATTTCTGGAGCAGGCCATCAAGGCGGTTTTAGTCAGTGGCGGTCGGGTAGATTACGGCGGAAACTGATGAAAACCGACAATCACTACACCGCTGACAAGATCGCCCTGCGGGTCGGAATGACGGCACACCTTGCCGAGATAAAGGTGCTTGATGTGTTCGGTGGGCATGGCGTTGTCTGGTCCGGAGTAGCGAAACAAAGCGGGAAGGCAATTGATCGGGTGGCGATCGATAAGCGTCTAGACCTTGATACCGTCCACCTGCACGGCGATAACATGAAAATCGTCGCCGGGGTTGACTTGACTAGGTTCGACGTGATCGATCTCGACGCCTATGGGATACCGGCAGAACTGGTCGCCTATGTGGTGCGGGAAAAGAGGTTTCGTGGCATAGTTTTCGTGACGGCGATCCAGTCCATGATGGGCAGCATCCCCGGCATGGTGGCGCGAGAAATCGGGCTGCCGCCGACGGTCACGGCGACATGCCCAACTTTGGTCGGGAGACGAGGATGGGAGTATTTTCAGACATGGCTTGCGGGCCTTGGTGTCGATGAAATCACTCATCGATCCAAGGCACGCAAACACTACTTAGGATTTTATGCCAATGGTTACACCACAGCTTGAGTGACGTTAGCGCTTCAATGGTGCTGCGGAATACGCAGGGGGTTGTAGTAGCCATCGGGCAGGTATTTTTGCAGGTCTTTCTTGATGTAATGCGCCTTGCCAAGCGCCGCCATTTTGTCGATCATCCGCAGGGTGTAGTCTTGCCAATCGGTGGTTTGGGTCAGGCCGATGTAGTTGACCCGTCCGACCTTGTAGAGATCGACAAAGCTATGGGTGGCATCAACAATCGAGAGGCTTGCTTCAACGTCAATCGTCGGCTCAAGGCTCACCCAGGTGAAGATGCCCCGATTATGAAACGCCCGCAGAGTGGCGATCCTGTCATCCGGGTCGGCGGCGGCGCGCTCCCATTTGCGGGAAAAGACCGTGCTCAGGCTGGTCAATGTAGAAGCAAAGGCGTCGCGGTCCGGGCGAAACAGGTCGATATCGCGCAAAGCCCGGGCGCCGCCCTTGGTCAGGGTGCAGAAACCCATGCCGTGATCGGCGATGACACCAAGTGCCTCGCGGGTCGCAACATGGTGTTGGGGCGGATAGGGGTCAGTCGAGAAAGACAGCATCACCTGATCAGTGATACCAAGAGTCTGATATTTCTTGGCGTCTTTGGTGAGATTGGCGATGAAGCCATCACGGTTAACAGCACCAGCGTCGAACAGCTTGCGGTCAATTTTGATCGCGCGCGGCACGTAGCAATAGGCGCATTTGTGGCCGCAGCCCCGGTAGGGGTTTGATGCCAGCGCCGAATATTCGAGCGCCTGGCCCCGAGGGGCATAAATGTAGTTACACCCTTTGACAGAGATGCCATCGGGGTTGAGAGAAATTGCCATGGTGTCGTCCTCCTGTGATAGTATGTAGTTACCGATGATATGCAACGTATTGACAATACACAATAAAATTCAAACACGAGTGAGAAAAATTCGACAGGATAGGAATAGGCAATGACCGCGAAGCATGAGCCGACTGATGAGCAACGCAAAACGGTTGCAGCCATGACGGCGTATGGCGTTCCGCAACCGGACCTCGCCGCCGTGATCGGTATTGACCCCAAGACGCTTCGGCTGCATTATTCGCGGGAATTGGCAACGGCGCAGAGCGAAGCAAACGCCAAGGTCGCGCAAAGCCTTTTCAAAAAGGCGCTCGGCGACGGACCGCAGTCGGTAACGGCTGCAATCTTTTGGCTCAAGACGCGGGCGCAGTGGCGCGATGTAACGCAGGTGGAGCACTCCGGGCCGGACGGCGGACCGATTCAGACAGAGGACACCGGTGCCCGTGACAGACTCGCTGCTATCATTGCTCGCCTCGCGCCCGCCGGAAATACAAGCGGCGGTGCTGGCGAAGCTGACTGACGCCGAGGCCGATGCACTTTGTTACGATTGGCGCCAACTGGCTAGGGCAGAGCAAATCGCCCCCGGAGGCGATTGGGGTGTGTGGCTATTTCTGGCGGGACGCGGTGCCGGTAAAACCCGCGCTGGTGCCGAATGGGTCAGGGAGCAAGTAAAAGCGGGGTGCCAGCGAATATCGCTGATAGCGCCAACCGCTGGCGATGCCCGTGACGTGATGGTTGAGGGCGAAAGCGGATTGTTGTCGGTGTGCTGGACAGGTGACAAAGATCACCGTGGCAATATCATTGGACGCCCGATCTATGAGCCATCCAAGCGCCGGGTGACATGGGACAACGGTGCAGTAGCCACGCTGTTTTCAGCCGAGGAGCCTGAGCGATTGCGTGGGCCTCAATCGGATGCGCTGTGGGCTGATGAATTGGCCGCGTGGCAACGGGCGCAGGACACGTGGGACATGGCGATGTTTGGCTTGCGCCTCGGTTCTAATCCGCGCGCCATGGTGACAACAACGCCAAAGCCCCTGCCATTGGTTCGGGCTATATTGAATGACGCGCGCACGGCGGTCACAAAGGGAAACACGTTCGATAATGCTAAGCATCTTGCTCCGCAATTTCTGGCGGCAATGCGGGATAAATATCACGGCACCAGGCTGGGGCGGCAAGAGCTTTACGCCGAGATTCTGGATGATGTCGTTGGTGCGCTCTGGACCATGGATAGCATTGTCAAGCGGCCAATGGCGGAGATGCAGCGTATTGTAGTCGGTGTTGATCCATCGGGCGGTGGTGATGATATCGGAATCATCGTAGCCGGTCGCGGTGTTGACGGGTTGTTCTATGTGATCGAGGATGCCACCTGTAATATGAGCCCAGCGGGCTGGGCAAAACGGGTCGTGGATCGCTATCATCATCATGCTGCTGATTTAATCGTTGCAGAAAGAAACTTCGGTGGTGACATGGTGGAATCGACAATCCGAACGGCAGACAAAAATGTGCCGATAAAGATGGTCACGGCATCGCGCGGTAAATCGGTGCGGGCAGAGCCTATTGCGGCTTTGTATGAGCAACAGCGAGTAATCCATAGCCGAGGGTTGGATGCGTTGGAGTCACAGATGATGCAATTCACGCTGTCCGGGTTTGTCGGCGACGGATCGCCGGACCGGGTTGATGCGCTGGTGTGGGCGCTGTCCGAGTTGCAGGGCGGGTCGGACTATACATGGGAAGGCGCTATCTGATGGGCTTTGCCGCAAACATTGTTGACGGGTTTCAAAATCTCGTCGCCAATCTTGGAACATCTCGGGACAAAGCCTACGCGAATGACTACGCGCTGATCCAGCTTACGCAGGCTCAGGTGGAAACCGCATGGCGCACGTCACCCATCGCAAAGAAAATCGTTGATATGCCCGCAGAGGATATGGGCCGGGAGTGGCGCGAATGGCAGGCGTCGGCTGAACAGATCAGCGCTATTGAAGCAGAGGAAAAGCGCATCGGCTTGCAGGCCAAGCTGATCATGGCCAGCAAGGCGGCGAGGCTATTCGGCGGTGCTGCGATATACATCGGGGTTTC